GAATATTGTCTGGATTAGTTACAAGTAAACTTGTTAATGTCTTTCCGTCTACTTTCTTTCCAGCTCCTAGCGTTATTCCATCTTTTGTTACGCTAACTTCCGATTTTTTCAATACATCATTCTCAAAAGAGCTTACACTAGCGGATATTTCGTTATACTTCTGATTGAAATTAGATACAGCATTATCAACATCACGCTTTACTTGGTTGCTTATTCCCTCTGCGGTTGCAGCTAATATAGTGTTAAGCTCTGTTTCTTTAAACTCTGTTAAAAAACCTTTGTTATTAAGTTTTAAACGTCCCCAGAACTCGCTGGTTTCGTCCCTCATCTCAATGTCAAGGTCTCTTAATTGTTTGAAGATACCACTTAATGAGTTTGCTTTTTCGTAAGGACGTTCAAAGAATGTAACGTCTGTTCCACGCTCTAGTTGTAGTTTTGCTATCTTGGTGCTACCATTACACCCCATGTGATATAGTCTAACTTCTTCATCTTTTTGTGTAGGCGTAAATGTGTGTTCATACTTACCATTTCTAAATAATGCAGCTTGTTTCTTTCCGTTTATTTCTATATCCATTCAACCACCTACTCTCTAAATAGTTTCAAGGTTACACCAGCTACAGAGCTCTCGCCTTGCCATCCCATTTTTTGAATAAACGCTTCTTTATCTTCTGGACTTGCAAAATAAATATAAAATTGATAATTAGAATATTTGAAAGATTCCATCGTGTTAACTTCAACATCATTTACTGTTATTCTTTTAACAATATTTGCATCTGTGAATCTATAATCATTCGCTGCTACTGATATAAATTCAGAAAAATCATCGTTGAACATTAAAAAACAACCCTCTAACTTTTTAAGTAAGGTTGTGTATTCCCATATTAATTTATCTCCTATGTAACGTTTTATAATAGGTGTAGTACCTAACATTAATCTTAATCTCTCCATACTAACACCTACTTAACAATATCATAGATAGTATTGTTATCTTTAATTGGGATTAAGTTATATTGTTGTTCTGTACCTACCCAGTATTGAAGACCTTGTCCGTTCTGTTGGTTAGCTATTGTGTTACCTTTTAAATCATCTAAATTAGGTTGCCATTTGGGAGGGATTTCCTCTCCATAACTTATATAAGGCTCTGCAATTTTGAAATGCCCATTCTTAACTACATACAAGTAAAACCAATATGTCTCGTTTTCAAAATCAATAGTTTCAGTAATTGTAATTTTCTCTTCGTAAACTGTCCATTTATCACGGGGGATATTACTTAAATTAATTGATTTTAACACTTTATTTCCAGTATGCTTTTTGATATTCAAATATAATCCACTATCAAGGTTAACATCAGAATAAATGTAAATAGGTAGTCTTAATACTAGCTTATCTCCTGCTTTTAATATCTTTTGTGATGTGTTTATCTGAACTCCTGCCCATGTATTACCACCAGCACCACTCTTTTTAACATCAAGTGCGTTACGTCCGTTAAAATCACTTGGGATAATTGCAAGTGTAGGATTACCACTAGTTCTAATGTTAGTGTCTGGAAAAAGAGAATTAAGTATTAAGTTATAATCTCCAATAACTGCATCTTTACCTTTTAAACTTTCTTTCTCTTGTTGTGATAAGGCTTGAAACGTTCCATCTATTCCTTTTTCCCCTTGAATACCTTGTATCCCTTGTTCTCCTTTTTCCCCTTTTTCTCCTGCTACATATTTCAAGTCTCTATATCGACTTATCCCGTTACCTATTTTAGCTTTCCCCGTGTCAGTCTCGTAACCTAATTCTCCATCAAGCAAGATTAAAGAGCTTTCTTGCCATTCACTTAACGACATTCTTTTATGTTGCACTCTTATAGGTATTTTTTCCGCCATTAGTTACCTCCATCAAATATATATGTTGGTGTCTCGCTCCAGCTTCCCTCTATATCATCGTTGTTGCTATCTGCAATTTCTAAAAATTCTATAGGTGCTGTTACTGGTGCGTTACTCCTAACATTAGTTTTTTTGTTTTGTTCTTTAAACCATAAACTTGAAATTTTTAAAATGTAATAACCATCATAGACATGGAGTAACATTTTTTCGCTTTCTCCTACTTCAAAATTAGTGTCTATCGGCTCATAAAATTCATTCTCATCTACTAACCTAACCATTAATGGATGTGGAGCAGGTCTACTAAGTTTAAGTTTAATATCATAATAATCATTGTTTGTACAGATAGCTTCCCAGCTAATTGTGTACTCTTTACCTACTTCAAAACCGTCTCCGTTATGCTCTATTAATATATATGGTATTCCTGCAGGTATTTCTCTGTTGGTATCTCCTTCAACTCTATTTTTACCATAAGTAATAGAATCATCAGTTCCTACCATCTTCAAAGTAGTTTCTGCTATTTGTGTTGTTTCTTCTATTTGCTTTTTTAGTTTGTTAAGACTTTCTCCGTTGATAGATTTGAAGCGCTCTTCAAACTCTGATACAGCGTGGTTAACTTCTTCTCTAAATGCTTGTGTAGTAGTGTTAAACTCTTCTCTAATCTTTTTAGAAAACAATTCACTATTAATTACAGCCTTCTCTATTCCTTGTTTTGCGCTATCTTCTATTTCTTTTTTCTTTTCGTTAAAGTACTTCATAAAGATAGCTTCTTGTTCGTCTAACAGTTGATTTAATCTTTCCTCTAAATATGAGTTTTGTTTTTCTATCTTTTCAAGTTGCGTTTGTGTTCCAGTTACTTGAGTAAAGTTGCTTCTTGTATCTCCAATTTCTAACTCGTGATTCTCTTCAAGCAACACATCCCACACAACTTTAATAACTTTTGCGTTCTCGTTCATTATTCCTAAATCTTCATAATAAACTTTTAATGTGTCGCATAAGTCAACTACTTCAATAGCAGTATTACCAAAAACGCTACTTACTTTAGATAAATCTTGATAAGATAGCTTTAAGTTAAGTTTTGGTACACCTACATTATTACTTTTAATGTAATGATTAGCTTCGCTTCTTAACTTTTCAACCGTTCTTATCTTATCATCGCTTGAGAAGTCTACTTTTAATATTCTTCTATGAGTAAAATTACTAGCATGCGGACTGTCTATTATTATTTCTGGGAGTGTTATTATTACCTCTTCTTTGTCTTTGTGTTTAGCGTTTGTATCTTGGTATTTAACAAATGGAAATATAGATGTATAAGTTTCTAATATACTTTCCTCTTGTTCTATATCTAATAAGTTCTTACCATAAGCGATAATTGTCGGTGTATCTCTTCCCATTTGCTTATGTAGTTTAATGTTTAGATTATCGAACTCATATTCTCCGCCCCACACATCAAGAATAGAGCCTTCTTTACCTCCTAGAGCTTCTCTTGCGTTTTCTATATTGTCAATTGTCCATTTAGTAGTATTATTTGTTGTGATGTCAGACCACACAAAAAACTTTTCCTTACTGTCTAATAGGTTATCCTTCCATATTTCAAGCGCATTTGTTGCGCTACCTTGTACTTTTATTTCTCCGTTGATAACATTCATAGCAGTTTTAACGTATGATTCATGTTGACAATAAAATTTGAATCCATCTTTATTTTTTGTAATTTGCGATACTATAAATCTTTGATTCTTGGCACGATGTCCTGCATCACATTTTATTATCATTCCTTCTTTAATCTTATCAACATCTTTTCCGTTGGAGTTGTAGTCAAATTCAAGAATGTAAATTCCGTTACGTTCTCTTGTAACTAAACAATTAGAAGCATCAGTTAATACTGATACTCCTAAATGTTCAAAATTAGTTTCGTTTGCATTATATAAAATAGGATATGCCATTATGCGTTAGCCTCCCATCTTGGTGTTATTTCACAAGTGAAAGAGTTATTATCCCAGTTAATAGTATTTTCACCTAGTTGCAATACTGGGAAGGGATAAGTATATACTTTGTCGTATTGCGGCTCTTTGTTGTTGTAATAAGCGGACTGTGTCTCGCAGTCGATTAAAATATGTCCACTAACACCTTTTAATTTGAATATTTGCGAATTAATAGTTAACTTAACATCTCCTGTTCCTGTTAACTTGATTAATGGTTTAGCTTCTCTAAGCTCTGGGTTTACTATGGTTTGCCCTTTTCTAATCTGAACAGGTTGAAGACCTAGTTTTAAATATTTAATAGGATGTAGTTTGAAGTTTAAAATACATTTCTTTCTAGCGTTTAAACTACCTTTTATATTAAACGTTTCAAAAAACGCTGCTTTATATAAATATTTATCATCCCAACTATACTCAAAGTCTCTCCATTCTCCGCTAGATTCTATTAACCATATATTCATTAATCTTGCTGTTTCTTCTACATCAACTTTAGGACTTGTTACTTGCCTTTTCTCTAAATATCTTGTGCCATCTTGTCTACTTTTAACATCAAGTGTTATATTCACTCCTTGATATAGAGTAAAAGGGAAGGCTCTTGGAATAGGTTTTAAATTCTTTTTATTACGAATCTTTCCACCGTTAACTCCATCTATCTCAATTAATTCTATATTCTTTTCAGTTGATTCTATTTCTATATCATCAACTAACCTTAATCCTAACTCTTTAGATGTTATACCGTTGAATTTAATATATTTATTAATCAAGTCGACCACCCTCCTCTCTAATCATGAATTTAATTTGTTTATATAAATCTCTTACATCATCTTTAGAATGATTTTCAAAATTCTCTATGTGTAATAATGCTTTGTAATTGTTAGCTGTGCTGTTGTTAACTGTGTTAGTTGCTCCTGCTGTTGCTAGTCCTAGTCCTCCACGTCCTAGACTTAACATTTTTTCGGGAGCTATACTCATTCCACTAGCTCTATCAACCATGTTTCCTAACGCTTTAAAGACTGTTGGACTGCCTTTTTCAATACCTTTTGCGAATCCTGCAGGAACGAACACACCTAATCTAGCAAATAACCTAGACGGTGAATGAATCATCGCTGCGGCTCTTGCTGCTCGTTCTGCTTGAGCAACTAGAGCGTTTGCTGCTGCTGTAACTGCACCTAATGCGCTCATCATCCCTTGAGCTAGTCCGTTTCCTATTTGCGCTCCGATACTAACCATTGCTCCAATACCACTTCTTGCTACACCTTGCATTGCACTGTTGATACTGCTCATTGCTCCAGTAATAGCACCGATAGAACTATTTAAGCCGTTAGCAATGTTTTGCCCGCATTCTTGCCCTGCTCTGCTTCCTGTTTGGCTCATTTCAGATGCCATTTGAGATAATGCAGATATGATTTGAGAACAAGCACTTTGCACTGCAGATACTGCGCTTTGCATTGAACTAGTAATACTGCTAGATACTGTTGTCATTGCACTACTTACAGATACTGCCATGCTTGTAATTTGAATACCAATTCCAGCTACTGCCGTTCCTATTCCGCTTAATTGCGCTACTGTTGAAGTTATAGAAGCACTTAATGCAGTGAAAGACATTGACATTGTAGTTATTGCTGTGTTAAGTGTTGTAAACATCATTGATACACCGCTTAATGCTGCTCCCATACCTGTAATTGCAGCACTGAACATTGTAAATTGTGCAACTGCCATTGTTAATCCTAAACTTAATGACATTATACTAACATTAAATGATTCTAGCTGTGTACTCATCGCTGTTAATCCAGCTAATGAAGTTAGAGCGGCTGTTGCGAATGTTGATAAACCTGTGCTTGCAGCCGTTATAGAAGCTGGGATTGTATCGAACGCTGCTTTAATTGCATCAATAGGAGCTACCATCGACTGTAAGGCGCTTCCTGTAGTTTGTGCTACACTACTTACAGAACTAAGGGCGCTACTAAATGAATTCATAGCGCTACTTAACGATTGCATTTCTCCAGCTTTACTAGTGATACTACCTAATCCCAATGCTATCGCTGCTAATGAGCCTGCAAGATTACCAACACCAACACTAGCTATATTTCTAATACCTTCTCCGAAAAGTCTAAATCCGTTCCCTGCACGTTCTGCGGATTCTCCAACACTTCTAATTACATTAGAAATACCGTCTAATACTGATTTAATTGAACTACCAACACTGGTAATTACTGTTCCAATACCTTCAAATACACTTTTGATTCCATTTCCAACACCTTCAAATGCGCTTTTCAGTCCCTCTAAGACTGATTTAATAGAACTACCAACACTTTCTATAACGCTTGCTACACCTTGCATAGCGCTTTGAATAGCACTACCAACACTAGACACAACGCTTCCGATTCCCTCAAATGCTAGTCTTATTCCGTTACCTGCTCCAGTTGCTGCAGCACCAACTCCCACTAGTGCGCTCTGAATTGCACTACCTAAGCTAGTTACTACACTCGCTACACCTTGTAAGGCACTTTGAATACCAGTTCCAATAGCAATAATAACTGTTGCTACACCTTGTAAAGCTG